GTTACGTCTACTCTTTGTTGTGGTTTACCGTAAAAGTATTCAAAGTATAATTTAACTGACCATTGTTCTTTTTTCTCTAGACCTTCTTGTAGAGCTTTTAGTGCTAAGTCATTAAAAGGTGTTAGTTTTTCTATTAGCTTTTGTTCTTCAGCTTTAGGTTTACGCCCTGCACCTTTTCTAGCACCACCATTATTTATTCGTTTATCCATAATTGAAAAAGATTGATTATTCAATTCTATATTATATAATAGAAATTAGAACAATTTATTTTGTACTAAAGGTTTATAACTAGCATCATACCTTTTATTAACTTCTTTTGGGTATTCTAGTTTTTTATAATTTAATTTATGTAAAATATTTTTTTTATCTTTTTTATTCGCTGATATATAAACATATCTATTTTTAGGTAATATATTTACTTTTTTTAATTGTAATTTTTTTTTTATTTCTTTTACATCTGCAACCAATTCATAATTAAGCATTACCTTATCATATCTTTCATCTAAATTTAAAATGTCTTTTAATTTTATCCAATCATCTACACTTACAAAACTAAAACCTTCATCTTTTCTAAACCAATGAGCAGCAGTATCTTTATATCCAAAAATTTTATCTAATTTTTTAGCAGTCCAATTTTTTTTATTTTCTCTAAGATAATTGGCTATTTCTATTTTATCTATTTTATCTTCATCTAATCTTCTTTTAATTAAAGAAACATTTAACCTATTATTTTTTTGATAATGTCCTAAATTTCTAAAATGAAACTCTTTACCATCTTTGTCTATGTACATAGAATCGTTTGATGTTTTTCCTGTAAATATAAAATTAGTTGCCTGATATATATAACCATTGTGTGACATATTTGTATCACTAAAAGATACTATAATCTTAGGCTTAGGTAATTGTTTTATGCTATTGCTTACAAAATAACTTAAACAATTTTTATCTAATCCATCATTTACAACTAATCTATTTAATTCAATTACAATATCTTTAAATTCTTCACCACAAATAGAAGAGGCAAGTGTAGAACTAGGAGGCATACCAAAAGTTAAAACACCTACTAATATATTTGTCTTAAATAATCCAAAAGAATAACATATACTAGGTATTCGTTTAGCATAGTGTTTATGTAATAGCCATTCTTTGCATAAATCTTTTTTTATAGACTCAACTTTATATTTATCTAATACACTCACTATTTGTATTCATTTGGTGGCATCAATATAACACCTAAGTCATTTTGCGCCCAAATACGTACTTCTTCACAATATAAAGTAAAGTCTTCTGTAGTTAAGTTACTACTACGATCAGGTATAAACATATTTTTTAAATGTTCGTGCATTTCGTACTTATGATACCCTGTGTGGTCACATAGTGGTTTAACTATACATTTCCAATAGTATTTATTTTGTTGGTGTGTTCTTGTCATATAGTTCTAAACGTTCTAATTCAAATCGTAGGTGTTCACGTGCTTTTTCTATACATTCTTTTGATGTTTCGTGTTTTCTGTTTGCTCTTAATAAATAAGTTACTGCTGTACCTATATTATAGTTAAGCTCATAGTCTTCTATTATTTTACGTGCTTCGTAGCCGTGTATTTTGCCTATATAGTAATTAGGTATTCTTGTCATCTTTAGGTTCTATCTTGTCTATGTTTTCACTAATCTTGTCATTTTCATTTTTCTCTATTAGTATCTCTATCATAACTACGCCTATAATAAGTATAAAAGCAATACCTATAATAAGTAAAAAAAACAAAATCATTTTTCCAATTGTTTTATTGCATTATCTACTCCATTTATTCCTGTGTGTTCAGGATATTCTACTAAAGAATATTTACTAAAAGATACTGGTTCATTGTATCTATTCTTAGAGCTGACAAACTCACTTCTAATATTATAACCTTCGTCTTTGAGTTCGCTTATTCTTGATGCAAGTCGCATAATACCATAATCTTTCATTGCGTCTAATGAAGTTATACTCCCTTTGTCATTAAGGTGTCTTATTATTCTATCTTTTTGTGTTAATGTTTTCATTTTTATTTATTTAATTTATCGTAAAGTGATTTTATTCCTTTCCACATAGTATGTAAACACGAACCACAATTAGTTGTGGGTTTATATTTAGTTTTATATATAGTGTTATACAATTCAACAAATCTTTTTTTCGTTTCAACGTCAGGTGCTTGTCCGTCTTTTATTTTTTGCCATACACATAGTATTTCTTGTTTCAAGTGCATAGGCGAATCTTCGTCATATTCTCTTTCTTCTGTTTTATAAGGAAACATCTTGTTTAGTTTCTCTTGTCTTTCGTCACAACCACAATCGTCTTTTCCTACTGCCTTAGCAATCTTTTTTGCTAACTTGTCTATCTTAGTAGCTGACGTAAATTTTTTTATGGTGTCTCCTAGACCTTTACTTTTTTTACTCATTAAATAATTCTATTAGTTCTTTTCTTACTTTGTCTATTGTTGTGTACAAGCTGTTTCTACTTATACCTGTCTTTTCTGCTAGACTATCTAACGTGTTTTTTTCGTAGTAGTATAGTTTAAATATTTCACGATCATACCAATACATATCGTCTAATGCTGTGTCTATTTGTTCTAGCTTTTGGTAGCTTTTAGGTATTTCAATAACTGGTATGTTTTCTAGTTTATAGTTTACGCTTGTAGTTATATTACAAGTATCATCTAGTTTAGTGTAATACTTTTTATACTTGTAGAAGTATTGACTGCGTGGACTATTGAAACTTCTTCTAAGTGCTACTGCACCATATTTAAGTATACCCTTTTTACCGTCTTTGTCGTATATATTTTTTAGTGTGTCTTTATTCATCTGTAAAAAGTATAACATAAGTTCTTGTACTACTTCGTTTATCTCGTTTTCATCTGTTGTAAATGCGTATGACATCTCTATAAAATCTTTTCTGCAATCTGCTACTATTTTATAAATCTTATTCACTTGTAGGTTTAATGTCTCTAAGTTTACTAATAACGTCTACAATTATTTCTGATAATAATAACTGATACGTTCTAAGCTGTGCTATGTTTCTTTTGTTTTCTATACCTGCAAAAAAACCATTTGTCATAGTTGTAACATTAATTGGAATTATTAACAAGAAGTCAAGCCAGTTGCCTGTATGAGTAGTTATCTTATATTCGTTGTGATATTCTATAATAGTGTCTAAAACTTCTAAATAGTTAAGATACTTAGGTTTACTTGCGCATTGTTCAGCGAAACTACATACCGTGTCTAAATACTTTTCAATTATTATTTCGTGTTCTTTATTGACGTATATCGGTTTCACGTTTGTAATTTAATTTTATTTTTCAATCTAAACCTTTTTCTTTTTTTAAGTTTTTAACAAGCGTTTTGTAATAAGTTATATTTTCATTGTATTCTACTCTAGTAATTTTTACTGTGCTTTTACTTAAAAATTCTAAGTCTTGTGCAGTACCTATACCGTAATCTTTGTCTAATTTAAGACCAA